TACTTCCTCTAAAGATACTGAAACTAAATCAAGATCATCACCGTTTAAGTTAGCTATTAACTTCTTGAATTTAATCTCCATTTGATTTTTTAAAGATTCTGAAGATTCGTCGTCCAGTTTTTTAGAAATATCGACTATACCTTCTGAAGATGAATCTAAATTCATTAAAAATTGTTTCATTTCTTTTTTAGAATATTCTGATTTAATCAGTTGATTTAGTATCTCCTTTTGATATACTTCAACATGCTTAATTAAATATTCCTCTTGTTCTCTAGTTAGAAGTTCTCCAGAGTCAATAGATTTTAGATAGTAATGAACCGAATTGTCTGTACTCTCTTTTTTATTTTTCACGTTCCCTCCGTATATATTCATAGTATAATTCAAGAGATAGTTTAGTACAATAAAAAATATAGTTGTATCAAAATGATAATGGAGAGTGTCAATGTTTTATACAAAAACAAAAGATGTTAAGGATCCAAATAGAGGTACTGAAGGTAGTGCTGGTATAGATTTTTATATTCCTAATGAGGTACAACCTATTACATTAGGTCCTGGAGAGTCTTGCAATATCCCATCTGGAATTAAAGTATTAATACCATATGGATATGCAGGCATATTCTTTAATAAGTCTGGAGTAGCAATTAAGGGTCTTAATGTGGGAGCATGCGTAGTCGATTCTGATTATCGTGGAGAAGTTCATCTGAATTTGCATAATGTATCAAATTTAAACATCACAATTAACCCAGGACAAAAAATTGTACAAATGCTAATCCAACCCGTTAATATGTCTTCTGTCATCTGTATTACAGAAGAACAATATAATATGCAACCATCTACAGAGCGCGGTACGGGTGGTTTTGGGTCTACAGGGAGTAATTAATGAAGATATATAATGACATACACTTTGCGTATTTAGGTACTTTAGAAGACGTTTTAAGTAATCCTGACCATGTATCATCTCCAAGGGGTCAAACTTGCCGTGAGAAACTTAATTATCAATTTACGATTACTAATCCTAAAGTTGAAAATATTCTAACTTTTGATAAAGAACGTAATAAAGTAATTGATTCGTATTCAGACAAAGAATTTGATCTATATGAAAGCGGCTCTAACAAAGTTGAAGACTTTGCTAAAGCTTCCAAGTTTTGGAATCAACTAGCAAATCCAGACGGCACTGTAAATTCAGCCTACGGATATCTAATTTGGAAAAACCAATCCCATGGTTCTGATTTTGAAACTCAATTGATTCAGACAGATCCTCCCAAATTTCCAGGAGACGGTAGTATCAGCAGAACTGAGTCTGTACGTAGAACTCCGTGGGATTGGGCTAAAATGTCCCTAAGACAAGATAAAGACACTCGCCAATCTATTTTAAGATTTAGTTTACCTGAACACTTCTGGAAAGGCAATAAAGACTTTACGTGTACCCTACATGGTTACTTTCAAATTAGAGATAATAAATTAAGTTTAACCATTAATATGAGATCCAATGATCTTATGTTAGGTCTTGTTTACGATTTACCGTGGTTTATCAGTTTGATTTATAAAATGCGTGATGAACTTTTAGATGTATATCCAGATCTCCAAATTGGATCGTATACACACTATGTTCACAATATTCATATCTACGATAGGGACTTAGATAAAATCAACAAAATGTTAGGACGAGCATGAGTCAAGTATTTTTAATTGATGGAATAGATAGATTAGGTAAATCAAGCCTAATTAAGGGCATCCAAGACCTGTTGGGATATCATTTAGTAGTTCACTATGATAAGCCAAAGAAATTACAAGTTTACGAGTCTTTATTTAAAGAGAAGGCACTTCAAAAATATCAATTTGAAACAAATCAAAACATGTTTAATTTAATTAAATCTGGGATACCTCTTATTCTAGATAGAACTCATTTGGGGGAAATGGTGTATGCACCTCTTTATAGAAAATACCCAGGTGATTATGTATTTGAGTTAGAGGCCGAAATGCTTAAAACTATCAAAAATGCCAAAGACGTTAGACTAATCTTATTGACCTCCTCTAATTGTGATATGTTGGTAGACGACGGTTTATCATTTGACCCATCTAAAAAGCACCAAGAACAAGAAATGTTTAAAAATGCTTTTAACAAGTCTCAAATAAGTAATAAGGTAATGATTGATGTCCATAATAATTCAGGTGGATATAGACCATATAACGATATTCTGTTGGAAGCTGTTTACGGAATAAAATAGTTAACTTTTGAAACTTAACTAGATACTATACTTTTGTTAGCGGAATTGCTAATTAGGAGGACAAATGGAAACGCAAGAAAATAAAGCCGAAGTACAAAAACTGTCTCAAAAAGATGCAGTTTTGAAATTCGTGACTGAAGCTTTGGGTTTAGCTCAGTTACCAGAGGGTGCTAAGTTAAAAGATGCAGTTACAAAAGATATCCGTAAAGCTGTTAGACAGAAGCTGTTTACTGCTATCCGTAACGGAGAAGTTAAATTATCAAAACAATATGATGATTCTAAACTTAAGAAATACTGTTCAGGATTAATCAATAATTGGTTAAAAAAAGACTCTAGATTTAACTAATTGGAGATAACATGCAATTTTTAATGGAAATGCTACTAAATAATATTATAGTACTTTTGTTTTTAACATTAATTACGTATATTGCTATTGATCAAAAGAACAAATATATCGTTAAGAACGGATTAACAAAAGAAGAATTTAACTTGTCGTTTAGACAAAAGTTTAATGAGGTAGTGGGATACCTTTTTAAAAAGTTAGTAAATGCATTAGCTGTATCGATAGTAATTTCTCTAATCTCGTTTAGAGAACTATTCATTCCAGATGTATTTCATACTGTGTTTCTAACGATATTGTTGATTCCGTATAGCGAAAAATACATCTTAAAACTAGTTAAATAAAGTTAAGTCGGACATTGATATAATATTAAGATGTCCGATATTAGTCTTAAAATAAAAGCTGAACAACTAGGTAAAACTTTAGAAAATCTATCCCCGTTGATAGAGGATGAAGTTAATAATGCCGTAAAGAATTTAGCCCACGCTGCCTATTCTGCGATGGTAGCTAAAATTCAAAGTATGGGCATTTCTGATAAATCAAGAAAAGACTATTTAAAAGCTTTGGACTTCCATAATTTAGGAGATGACTCATATCTAATCAGCTTAGACGGAGAATGGGCTAATAAATTAGAGAAGGGTTTTCCAGCCTACTCCATTAGAGATCAATTATTAAAGTCGTCCAAAAGTGTAGCCGTGGGATCAAGAGCTGGAGAGCCGTGGGTTAGAACTTCAGAAGACGGTCACAAATACGCAGCAGTCCCGTTTCAACATAAAGCTGGTCCAAAAGGTCCTACCGGAGACCTAGCATCTGATATCAAGAATCTTATGGCCAAAGGCGTTAATGGTGTGGTTCAACCTTTAGGTAAAGTTTATAAGAATGCAGAAGGTAAAGCCATCAACGGTAAAGTCGCATCAGTAAACTCTTCAGATGTTCAGGACCCTAAATTAAAAGGACTAACTAAATATCAATATACTGGAAAGTCTGGTAAAGTGTCGTCAGTTTATATGACATTCAGGATGGTATCTGAGGCCGGTAAAGACTGGAAACATCCAGGACATAAAGGTTATCAACTTTTTAAAGAAGCTGAGGACTATATTGAACAAGAAATGGACCAGATACTAAAAACCCTGTTAAAATAGGATTAATATGCAAGGATTTATAATTCCAGAATTAGTAATAGAGTCCATTATAAGAGATGGACTTCAAAACGTTAAAAATGATAAAACTATCATTGATAGCATCTTTAATCAACTAATTAGAACATATAATGATCGTAAATATGGTGCAGCCGAGATAGCTAAAATTAAAGCCTTAGTTGATAAAGACATCCCAGTTCTCTATAGCTACGCACAAGTTGATGCCCAATCTATGTCATTTACAATCATGGTCGGATCGGATGAAGAAGATAAAAATAGAGCCCACCTTTCAGATCACTACGAAGAACTAGAAAACGAAATAGTAGATCCGGTTAAACTACAAGCTCTCCACAGAGTGGATAATCTTCAAGTTTTGTCGTATGATACCCTAACAGGTAAAATTATAGTCGACGACACCACAAATCTTTCCCCGGTCTATCGTGGAATGTTATATGTGGACTCTGTCGGAAACGAGTTTGATATTGTCACTGGTATCAATAATACTCCTGGCGATAAATCATTTTATATTCAAAAAGGCGCAGAAGTAGACATCTCTAATACAGACGGTTTCATTAAGTCTAGCTTAGATTTCGAACGATATGAACTTAGAGGTGTAACCGGGAACGTCAGGTTAGTTATAGGATGTCATTCTAAAGATGCCCTGACGACAAAGTACATGTATATACTCTTAAAGTACTTCCTTTTATCTAGAAAAAAGGACATGATAAGTCGTAGTTTTTATGTATCCACGTATAGTGGGTCAGATTTTAATAGAGATTCCGAATACGTTGGAGATCAAGTTTATACTAGATTTTTGACTACGTCTGGTAAAGTTGATGATACCTGGAGATCAGACCAGATAGTATTAATTGATAATATAGAGGTAGTTGCTACTCCTGTAGAGTGCCCAGATGACGAATAGCTTTTAAATGACAAACTATATTTTTAGATAGAATATGACATGAGCCGAAAAAATAAGAAGGCTGTAGCCGATAAGATAGAAGAAAGTCAACCACAAGTTGAAAATAAAGTTGATTTGGTTACGTTTTCTGAGTTTTTCCAAGAATCTTTACGTAAAGGTTTAGTTAATTCTTGGCAAGATAAAGAGATTAAAACCTTCTTTAATGACATCGGTTTAACAGATAAAGAACCTTTAGATAAATATAAAGACGCGTTGGCAAAGTATTAAAATTTCAAAGGTATAGGAGAAAACATGGCCATTAAGAAATCATTTAATGGGAAGACAATTAGAAAACCAGGTGCGTATTCACGCAGTAAAGTAGACAATTCTGCAGGTGCGCCACTTCGTGCTACAGACGTTCTCTTTATCGTTGGTGAGTCTTCTAAGGGTGCTCCCGGTTCTGTAACTGGGGTTCAAACATTTGCAGCTGAGAGATTAGATTCTTTAGTTGAAACTTATGGTGAAGGACCTCTTGTTGATTGTGCAATCGCCGCTGCAAGACCTTCTCGTCAATCTGGAATTGGTGGATCATCAATTATTAAGATCTATAAGACTAATACGTCTCTACAAGCTTCTGCAATGTTAAAAAAATCAATTGATAATATTTACCAAGTTAAAGATCGTGCTTTCGGTGTTGAAGGTAATGATTTTAGTGTAATCGTAGCCAATGGAACAACTGCAAATCAGAAATCAATCTCTGTAGCGCAAGTCGGTGGAACTACTGAAACTCTTGGTGAAAACGCAGCTCAACAAGTTCTAAATATTAGATACATCGGTGACGGAACAACTGCAGCTATGACAATCGCAGGATTGACACAAGCTACGAAAACTCTAAATACTACTTTAGCTGGTGACCAAACTGACGGTTCTGTTAATTTAAGCATTCAACTTAGTAACTATACAATGAAGACTTTAGTAGATTTCATTAATAGTCAAGTTGGATATCAAGCTAATTTGCTAACTGTATCTTTAGCTCCAACTAGTGCTATTCAACTTGATGGTGTTACAGCTACTAATATTAAACCCGCTCTTGTAGTTCAATACCGTCTTCAATATGAAATCCTAGATGTACTTAATGCTTCAGAAAGAATCGAAGCTGTCATCCAAAACCCAGTTGTTGTGGGATTGATCGACAATGCTACTACGTTCTTAAGTGGTGGGGCAAAGGGTGCTTCTACTAATACAAGCTTCTCTAATGCATTCGCAGCTTCTTTTGCAGAAGATTATAATGTTCTTCTTCCAGCTGTTTCAAGAGATGCTTCTGAAGATATCGCTGATGCAGTTGCTGGATTCACTGATGCATCATCTTCATACACTATTTCTGCAGTACTCGTATCTGCAGCAACTCATTTAGCTCTTCGTGGTGATACTAAAAATCGTAAAGAAGCTATGGGAATGGGTGGCGTTCGTAAAAATACTAAAGCAGCAGCTTTTGCTTCAATAGCTCAGATCGGTTCTGAATTGATGCAATTAACTATGCAAGATGTATTGAGTATCGATGCTCAAGGTAATGAAAGATACATGCATCCACACGTTACTGCGGCCTTGGCTGCTGGAATGAGAACTGGAATGCCTGTTGGTGAGCCGTTAACTCATAAATTCCCTAATGTTTTAGACGTTGGTCATTTTATTAATCCTTCAACTGGTTTAGCAGCTGGTGATTTTAACGCAGGTTTAGACTTTGATGCAGCTATCGACGCTGGCGTATTGTTTATGGAAAAAGCTCAAGGCGGATTCCGTTGGGTTGTTGATAATACTACTTACGGTGTAGACGATTCATTTGTATTTAATCGTGGATCTGTTGTAGCAGCTTCTCAATTCGTAGCACGAACAATTCGTGAAACGGCTGAATTGGTTTTCGTTGGTAAAAAGATTTCTAACGGTGCTGCAGCTTCAATTAAGAGTGTAATTAGAAATAAACTTCGTGAGTTAAACGCTCCTGATGTTAACATCATTACAGCTTCTGAAGATGCTCCTGAGGGATTCCGTGAAGATACATTTACGGTAACTATTCAGGGAAATACTGCTAGAGTTCAAGTTGAATTTAAACCAGTTCAAGGTCTTGATTTTATCTTCCTTGATTTCACTCTTGGCGATATTCGTCAATCGGCGTAATAAATGAAGAAGCAAGTAAACTGGGGTCCCCCTAAAATTGCATCTGCTAAAAGAGCTCCCGGAACATACGGTTCGTTTCGGGAACTTATGGAGAAATCCAATAATCTTCAGCAGGAACAAGAAGAAGCTCAGGGTTACTTAGCTAAAGCAATGCCAGCTATGGTTGCGTTACTTGAATATAAGTTAAGAAATCAAGAACCATTAATTGTGATGAGACCGCTTAGATATCAAACAAGCGATATCAATAGTGAAGAAGATGATGGTTTTTATAAAAGTACGAGTAGAGACCCAAAATTTAAAGATATCATTAAAACAATATTACCTGGAACTCAGTTAATGTTGAAATCTTTAGATATGGCGTTACAAGAATTTGTGTTTCAAGATGCTAAAGGAAATGAGCATTCTTTAAACTTCGTAGAACGAAACAATATTTTGACTCAAACAAACATTTTTGAAGAAGTTAAAAGTTATTTGGAAAGTAAAGGAGAATAATTATGAGTAAGGTTTTAACGGGTAGTAAAGCTGCTCTAAAAATCAATGGTGTTAAAGTAGGTTATGTTGGTGGTGTAAACATCAACGAAGATAATACTCTAACAGATATTGATGTTCTTGATCAATTAGAGGTTGCAGAACATGCTGAAACTGCTCATAAAGTATCGTTCAGCTGTAATCTTTTTAAGATCGACGGTAATTCAACAAGTCAATTAGGTATCTCTCCAGCAAATATTAGAGATATTTTGACTCAACCAGAACTCACTATGGAATTATACAATTCTGTAGATGATAGAGTTGAGTATACAATTTCAGGTGTTAAATTTGAAGGTGGATCAGGTTCTGTCGACGCTAGAGGCGTATGGCAAGGTACTTGGAACTTCAAAGGTCGCATCGGTCGCGGTTTATAATCATTAAATCCAGTACTTTATTTACTGGTGTGGGCCTTCTACTCTCCCCCGTATAGATAGGCCCATTTTTATTTTTAAAACGGTATAAAATCTAACTCCTCTACGCCGTCATCTTCTTCATCCAGATCGTCTTCATCCCCATCCTCATCGAAATCATCATCAATATATTCTTCATGTTCTTCTTCAGTTTCTATCTCTTCTAACTCTTGTTTATTTTTGTAATGTTTCACTTATCCTCCGTTTTTCTTTGAATACATATAAATACCATTATCTCCAAACTCTGCATAATCAAACGAGTGCTGTTTTAAATCGTGGACTGCTTTAGACAGTTCCATCGGTTTAATACCTAAAGATATAGCCTTCTCAAAAAGGGTTTTAGGAGTTCCCTCGAAAGCTTGATTATGACGCTTGCTATGAACTTGGTACAAGCCGTTTTTTAAGTCTCTAATTCTGTACATTTAAAACCTTCTTTACAAGCATATAGGCCAATATAACAAATCCTCCGGGTAAAATAATAGCTAAAATTACCTGAACTGACTTGTATTTAAGAAGCTTTTTCATAATAAACCTGCTTTATTTTTAATACCAAATCTTCTAAATCTTTAATATACCTATTTGGATTTAGTCTCACTTCAAACGAGTCTCCGTTTACCATGTGAACAACGCAGAAACACTTATTAGTGGCTAAGATTATTGAATCAATCACACTGCCGCCTTTTTGTTTTTAGGTTTTTGATCTATAAATTTTAAATTAAATAAATCTTTTAATGATTCTTTAACTCTAGCTTCACCGTACGTGGCGAATAGATTTTGGATATGAATAGATATTGCCACGTCTGTAGGTGGTAAATCGTGAATGGATTTAATTTTAATTACATTATTTTTCATAAGTTCCTCCGTTAATTAATAGTAATATAGTTTTATTCTTTAATTAATTTAATTTTAAGATTTTCGCATTGTTGTTTCAAAATGAGATGAAGATAATTAGGAGAAGCTTGACTTGTACCATTTCGATAATCATATCCGCCGCCACGATTAGTAGAATACAAATTGAATCCATTCATAGAAACTGCTTTTGGATGAGTATTAGAAGATTGACAAACACCGTCTGGGCACAGATTTTGTACTACAAAAAATCCGTTAGGGAGATACTGCATTTTTCCTCTAATCTTAAGACCGTCTATGTAACTAGCTGGATACTGAGGTCTTTTAGTTAAATCAAAACCTGTTATATCATCACCATTTCCAACAGCTACAGTAACTTTTGTACCTTTACGTTTAAGGAACTTTTGTAATGCTAGGAACTCAGAGAGCACGGCTCCCTCACCAGACAAAGATATGTTAATATGAGTAAACTTATCCTCGATAGCTTTATTTATGCATCTGGTGGTATCCTCAGAAGAGGTAAAGCCTTTACATGAGTAAATCTCCACATTATGACATAATGGATCTTTTAGATTTTCTCCTAAAGCTATAGTACCAGCTACATGAGTTCCATGGCCTAATTCATCTGTATAATCAACTGAATCCTTTATGTATTTAACGTGGTTAACCAAATCCTTATGTGGATCAATACCTGAGTCAATTACCATTACCTTAAATATTTGAGCTTTTGAACTAATAAGATCATGAGTTTTCTTATCTACTTTGATAGGTTTTATAAGTTTAATAGTTTTGGTAACGGGTTTAAATATAGTCGGTTCTGAGGAACAAGATCCAGAAAACAAGAAAATCGCTAATAAAATGAATAATTTCATAATTACCACCTTTATATAAATTTTACATATCAATTGTCCATAATTACAACAATATTTTAAAGATGTATCATATTGATATTATTGCTGTTTCAAGGTGATCAGTAGTTGATATATTACGTATTGGGTAATAAAGGTTAAGTTGATATAATTGTCAATAGATTAAGATGGAGATTCTATGAAAAATAAGATAGATGAGCTACCAGATACAACTGGTGAGTTTTCAATCGATCTAATTGGATCGGTCACTAAAAAGAGATTTTTAGGTGAGTTTGTCTGTAAACTACCGACTATAAAAGATCAAGCTAAAATTGCGGTTTATGAATCATCTTTAAACGGTGAATTTCCAATGAATCTAAACTCTGGGGTCTTAAACATTCATAAAAAAATAGCATATCTTAGATTCACTTTGATCGATATCCCCAAATTCTGGAGAGACTCTGATTTGGGTTATGATTTAAGAGATCCTAACATTATAGATGCCGTTTACACTGAAGTATTATCGTTTGAAGATCGATGGGTAAAAGATGTTTGGGGTGAGGAAGTAGTAGATGGACAAAAAGAAGAGAATTGATCCATATAAAAACCTCAAAACCTTAGGATATAATTTATCTCAATTACCGGATAAATATAATCTTAAAGAGCTAACTAGATACGCCAAATTTTATTTGGCATCTAAAACTGGTACGTTGCTGAAAGATCCTATTTGGGATACTTATACAACTGAAGAGATGTTAACAGAATTTTACGCATATTTAATGGAAGACCGAGAATATAGATTAAGATTTGAACAAGAATCTGGAATTAAAGGCGAAGTTGATGACTTTGCTTCGTGGGCTGAAAAGAAGATTCAAGAAGATTCTAAAGTTAGAGACAAAGTTTTAGGACAAATGGAAGAAAACATAAAATTCAGTCCTAATGATGTAATTGGAGAATAACTATGAGTGGTGGCGCAAGCATTAAAATTTCGGCAGATACCTCGCCCTTAAAAAAGTCTATATTAGATGTGAGTAAATCTATTAAAGATTTAAAAGGTAGCAAGGTTCAAATATTCTCAAACGAAGAACGTAAATTCATTAAAACTGAATTAAAAAAAGAAATCGTCTTAATGACTGCTAAACTTAAAGAGAATAGAGAAGAAATCTCTAAAATGGTGGCTGAACAAAAGAAAATGACCAAAGGTTCTAAGGAAGAATTAGAAGCTAGAGAGAAGATTTTAAAAGCTTATAAAGTTCAAGCTAAATTAGCTAAAGAAATGGGTAATACAAAAGCGTCAGTTAAATCAGGTGGTGGTATCGATTCAGCATCTGGCGGAATGGGTGGATTACTTAGTGGATTAATGTCATTTGCTAGAATGATTCCAGGTTTAGGCGCAGTAGCTACTCTAGGTTATGGTGCTATGAAGGGCGTTCAAGCAAATGATCAATACAGAGCTGGGGTTCCAAATAGAAATAGACTTAAAGGTTTAGGTGTAGATGACGAAAACTTTGGATCAGCTAATGATCTAGCTCGCGTAGGATTAACTGAGCAAGATCTAATTCAAAGACGTATTGATGCAACTGCAACTTTAGGTAGAGATGGGACTTCAAACGAAACTGAAATGAGAAAAGCATCTTTTGAGCGAGCCTTTGGTTTAGAGGGTGGAACCATGACTGGAATATCTAGTCAACTTAGATCCAGCGTTGGTGGACAAGGTGCCACAGAAGCTCAAATGAAATTACAAGCTTCTGTATTAGCGGCTGGAATTGAAGATGCAATTGGACCCTATTTAGAATCTGCTACTCAATTATTGAGCTCTATAAACGAGACTGGTACAACCCAAACTGCAGAGATGACATCTTTATTGGCCCAATTAACTAGAGATGGTGAGCGCACTCCAGAGTTAATGGCTAAAACCTTTGCATCAATTAATGATGCGGTAAAAGGTTCTTCTGGAGAAGCTAATGCGTTCCTACAAACTGCGTACGCTAGATCAGGAATTGGTGGCGGAACATTAGGTGGAACTAAGTTTGCTCTTTCCTCTGGTGGAATTATGGGTCAAGACCGGGCATCTTTAGAAAAGCGTGGTTATAATAAAGATCTTTTAGATAACATGGATAAGTCTGGAATGTTCACTGGTGTGGGAGAACGTTCGTCTTCAATACTAGAACAATTTAGAAAATCAGGTGGATTACAAGCTGGTGAAAAGGTTTCAGATATTAAAGATACAGATCGTATGGTCGGTATGGGAAATCTAGCCAATAATGTGTTTGGAACTAAGGGCGATCAAGGCTTCGATGTTCTAATGATGTTAGAAAAGGTCCAAAATAAACAAATGAGTCGTAAACAATTCGACGATAAACTCAAAGAACTCCAAGAAGGTAAAGACCCATCTCTATCAAGACTCGACAAAATAAATAATACTTTATCCGGGAATACAGAACAGTTAAGTAACATAAATAATAATTTAATGGAAATGCTAGGTAAAGAAGCAGTTCAACCGTTTAACGAAATGAAAAGAATAGATAACGAAGGTATTATAGGAGTTAAAAATGTAGCTGGAGCAATTAATGATTCTGGAGTAACTAGAGCTGTTGGTGATGCAGGAGCTGGTGCTGGAAGAGCTGTAAATTCAGGTAAAATGGGTAGCTGGATGTATGATAAGTTTGGTGGCGGAGATATGGATAAAATCCAAAACGACTACTGGACAAGCGAAGCTGGGATTATAAGAACTGCTAAAGATCGTAGAGATAAAGGAACAGGCTTCGTTGGAAAATCAGATGAAGAAATAGAACAAATGGTCAAAAAGTCTTTAAATAAAGATAAAGCCCCAACTGCAAAAGAGATTGGAAAAGAAGTAGCTAATGCGCTAATCGAGAGTCCTATTGTAAATAAAAATAGTATGACTCTCCAAATGCCAGATGGAACACTCACAGACCGGACGGGTAAATAATGGCTAATAAAGAGTATAAATTTTCAAACGAGACGGAACATCTTTATCCACAGTGTAAAGTTGTTTTGTATCCATGGAAAGAAATTTTAAATAATCCAGAGTTATCAGATGAAAAATTATCCCAATCTGGACGTTTGGATATTTCAAGCCAAATTCAATCGGTTACGTTCTCAAAGAATATGGGGTCTCCCGCTGGGTCGTTCTCTATAGATCTAACTAATTCACCTAATTACGGGACAAACGATTGGAAAGATATAATTAAAAGAGGATACTGGTTAGTTATTTATATGTCTCAAGATGGAGATCTGAGAATGAATCCGTCTGTAGGACCTAATTTAGCTAAAAACAAGATGTCAGAAGCCAAAAGAATTCGATGCATTGGATATGTGGATCGCGTATCTGTCAAAATGTCAGTAGAAGAGAATAGATCTATAAATGTTGGATTTACTGTTACTGGTCGCGATTTTGGCGCCGTATATGATGATACAAACATATGGCATAACATGTTCCAGTTCGATAAAATTATATTAGATTCTATTTCACAAACAAAGCTTAATATAACTGGAAACGTTAGAATTCACGAAGCTATTAAATTAATACATGATCTTTTTTATTATCCTTTAAATATTCCAGGTGCAAAAGTAAACGATAACAAGAGCTTATTATCTATAGGTCTTCAGTGGTTAATGCCTAAAGAGATGATATCTGATATAGGGTTCAACTTATCCAAACTTCCGAAGGGTACTTTTTGGGGAACTCTTCCTGGAGTTTTCGAACCAGAGGTTACTGGAGCTGGAATTGCAATAGAAAAACCAGGGGATTATTTAACTGGAAATGCTTGGCAACAACTAAAAAGACTTAGTATCCCCCAATATCACGAATTATTTTGTGAAACAACTGACGAAGGAAAGCCTAAATTAACGTTTAGACCTATCCCTTGGGGTATAGACCAATCTAAATATCCAATAAACGCTCCAAATATTAAAATGTATAAAGACCTATCTCCAGTAGTAACAGTTCCAGCTGTGCAACTGTATGATGTAGATTTAGGTGAGGATGATAATTCTAGATACAACTCTTTTTTAGCTACTGTCTCTACAGGACTAATCAACACCGAAGATAACACGTCTCTTTTATTAGGCAGAGGTTTTCCAAAGAATAACACAGCATCTATAAAACGTCACGGTTTTAGACCTATGCATATAACCGTAGACTCAATAGTAAAGAACGAAGAATTAGCTAATGGTAGTGCTGACTTAAATCAATTAGTTGAATTTAATGAAGTACTGTACGATTATTGGAATAACGCCGTATATGCTGAATCAGGATCGATTAATAAAAGAGGATCCAACGATGTCAAAATCGGAAAAGTAATGAAATTTAGAAATGATGTTCCGTATCTTTCTACAAAAAGATATTACATCGAAGGATATGTAGACACTTTTATGGTCGGAGATAAGAGAGAACGTTCGTGGACTCAAACTGTCATCCTAACTAGAGGCTTCGAAGAAGCTGATTTAAAATCTAAAGTTGGATTTTCGGTTAGGAACACAGAATTTAAAGGTTCTGGTGAATATACCAAAGGTTCCGGGGAGAATAACTAATGTCTAGACGTAGATGGAATGGGTCATATCAATCTAGCAACACTCCCACATATAACAAACCTGGGGTTAAAAGAGATGACTATGCTCTCTATAGAGCTATGATTACTGAAGTCCTTTATGTGGATGACCCTTCTAATATTTCAAAGAATAGCCAAAACCCTGAAGTATTATATAGTGCTGTTATTTTAGGTGGAATGGAAGAGGGAAATGTTCTCTCTAATTGTAGATTAGCCTCGTGGTTGGGCGGAAATACTAATTATTCAGAGAGAACATTAGTACCTACATCTAAAGATTTGTCTAAGGTTAGATTATCTCAACATGATGGAGACATAGTTTATATTGAATTCAACCAAGGTCATGATGGATATCCAGTAATCATAGCTCTAGCTAAAGGATTATCAAATAAAGTAGCAGCAACTAAAGCTGATGGACCTAGAGTATTAGAAGAATATAATGGATTAATTAGAAATATAAATAATAAAGGCGAGTTGATTACCACTATGAAAAGTGGATCTGTTAAAGACGGAAGATTTGTCTCCCAAGATTCGTTCTTAATAAAAGAGGAATGGTTATCAGACGAAAAAGTAAATTTATCTTTTAAAACTGGTTTAAAAATTACGCACGACGGCAAAAATGATATATCAACTACCACATATAAAAATGGATTAGCTCTAACACAAAACGGTAAAGACGATAAAACCACTGTTCTATTTAAGGGTGGTTTAGCTATAACCGCAAATGGAAAAGATGACGTCTACACTTTAGTTACCAAAGAGGGTGCCTCAATAAAAATTGATGGTAAAAATGATGTAATTCATTTAAAAGATAAAGGAACTGGAGCTCTAAAGATCACTGGAGAAAAAGTGGCAATGGGAGCTGCTTCTGCAGAACTTCTAGAACAGATAAGTCAACACCTCCAACAAGTTATTACGTTTGCTAATTCAGAAGCGAACCACGTCCATTTAGGAAATTTAGGGTATCCTACTGCAGTTCCAACTACTACTGCTAACTGGACAGCTTTAGGAACTGCCTTAACTGGTATAAAAGCGTTAGTAGACGGAATTAAAGGTACGTTGTAATGGCTATGAACCCAACGGATTTAGCTAGCGAGATAGCATCTGCTTTGGGTTATCCAGGGAATGTAACTATCCAGGTTCAGGGATTTGCCCAAGGAATCATAGAAGAAATAACTCAAAACGGGGTCGCTTCTACTGGAGCTACTCCAAGTCCTCATACAATTTCTGCTATCACCGGTGCAAGTATGGCCTCTAAAGTAGCCAACTACGCTGGATACGGTTATGTGACTCCTACGCTTTTGGGCTATTGCTCAGGTATAGTTGCCCACATTACAAGTTCAGCGGTTATTTCATACACAGGTCCTGGAGGACTTCCGCCGATGTTCTTCTTAGGAGGTACTATTTCTGGACTTTCTGGAGCTGCTCTAGCCATACAAGTAGCTTCATCGGCTGGATACCCTGGAGTTACTCCCCAGTTATTGGCCAAATGCACTGCAATAGCAGACCATATAATGAACAACGGTGAAGCTAATAATGGAAGTATAACATAACTAATTGATAAAATATAGTCATATTTAGATGGAGATTTTAGGTGGCTTTTGGAATTACAGATCTTGTAAATAATATATCTGCTTCTGTTGACGGTTTAATAGCCGACTTTAAAGGTGAATCGTCTAAAGTTATTCAATATCATCAAGGTGAGGCTGAATTAAGAAACATCCAGTCTCAACTAAATCCTGAGAGTTGGTCAAAGTTAAGTTTCCCGTACACTTTTGCCATTATAAATCTTAAAAAACCAAATGATAACGGTGGATTCTCAGACTTTCAATTACCGTTGGCTCCACAATCTATTAATCAAAAAGAACAACCTGCTATCTCCATAAAACCATCTCAAGGTGGAACAACGGTAAATCATAACGGCGTTGGATACGGTACTTTAAATATTCAAGGTACTACTGGTATTGCACCATTTCGTGGTGAAGGTGGAGTTAATAGAAAAACTGGTGAAGCGATCTTCCAACCTAAAGATTTAAAACATAAATCTGGTTACGAAGTCTTTATCCATCTAAGAAATTGGTTTCGTAGTTATTATCAGTGGAAATCTAAACAAGGTCAATCTGGAAAAGACTATAGACTTATTTTTAAGAATTATAAAGATGGTGAGTTTCTAATAGTAGAACTTGAAGATTTTGAAATGGATCGACAAGCTGCTAAGCCATTTTTATATGAATACAAGCTAGAATTTAAGATTTTGTCACATTTCTCTTTTCAAAATCCAGCATCTAAAACAGGATTTTTAGCTGATACGGAAGCCTTCATCCAAAATGCATTAGATAAAATAAATACGGCAAAAGGGGTATTCCTAAGAACTCAGGGTATTTTACGACAAATAGAAGCTACGTATGATGCCTCGGTCTTAGAGCCTTTAAGACAAAGTACTTTAGCAATAAAAGCTTTACTGGGCGTACCCTTAGTAGCCGCTGATATCTCCAGTAGAACTATTGTGAACACTGTTTCTACGGCTGGAGCTTTGTTGATTACTGCAAGAGAGGCATTAAATTTTGCCACATTAGGTGCAACAGGTCAATCGAGTACGTTATCAGAGATTGATGGTCTATTGGACAAAAGATTGTTTGGATCTAAAAACACACTTAAAAAGACTTTTGATGCTGTAAATTCTGAGGTTAAATTAAAGGGTTCTGGTGGTTTAATGAAACTTGGTGGCCTAACCATGAAAATGGACATAGGTCAATTTCCGGAGAAAACAGTTAGTTCCACTGTAACTGAACAAAACAGATCATTAGAACTTCCTAGAAACTTTTATGAAGAAGCTATTAAATCATTAGAGAGAGTTAAACAAAACGCTGAGGATTTCTTTAATCTAGGATCAACTCAATATGATCAAATTTTTGACAGAACTTCTACGTTAAATGCTGATTTCACTAAAACAGTAACTAATGATGAATATGATATGTTAAATGCTTTTAATGAAGCGGTTACCGGTTTAAACTTATTACTTTCAACAACTGATCTATTCAAGTCTAATTTTGATGACAGAATTAATGACATGGTTACAAGATTCAATGGAAATATTGAGTTATTTGCCAACCAAGCCGTAAAACAGATGAAATTAGAAAAAGGTTTGACTTTAGAAAGATTGGCACAACAAGAATTAGGTGATTCTACTAGATGGGGTGAAATAGTAGAAGTTAATAACCTAAAAGCTCCGTATGTTTCAGAAGACCCTAACGAATCTAGAGACGGAGTATTAAAGCCTGGATCTAATATCTTAATACCAGTTCCGTTGTTAAACGGCTTTAGTCAAGTTCCTGTAGGTAAAGTAAATAAACTGACAAAAAATATGTCAGAATTAGAACGTAGTCTTGGAACTGACTTAAAAATTAATAGAGATTTTGATTTAGTTTTAAGTTCATCTGGAGATTTTGAATTAATAGCTGGCGCTGACAACATGGCACAAGGTACAATACTTAAGTTAAGTTATGAGCCTGGAGAAGTTATGAGTCATCCAGAAATTGGATCTGGCTTAATTGTTGGTAAAAAGTTTCCCCCAGTAGAAGAGATAAAGGATAGAATTACTACATCTCTTTTACAGGATAACCGAATCAACAAGATTTCAGATTTATCACTATTGAGACAATCTGGAGCTCTATATATTAGTTTTAATTTATTTGTAAAACAAGTGGATATTGCTATCCCTGTGAAGATAAAGGTGTAATATGGCATTAGTCTTAAAGTCGGAAAGACAAATACAAGCAGAGATATTGGCAAGATTAATATCTCAATTAGGTCTAAACGATATCAATCCCGGATCAGTTATTGATGTCCTCACACAAGCTGTCTCTCAACAAGATTTTGCTCTTTATTACCAAATTGCACAAGTATCTAGACTTGTCGATATTGATTCTTTAACTGGAGATGATTTAGATAATAAAGCTTTCGAATATGGTTTAGAAAGATTAACGGCTGAAAAAACTAAAGGCCGAATTACAATTTTAAGACCTTCTACGTTTGTTAAAATATCTACCGCATTTTATGCCGGCTCACCTTCTCCTATTGTGGGAGACACTCAAATAGATGTAAACGACGCGTCAAACGTTTTAATAGCCTCTTCTGGAACTCTTATATTAGGTAGAGGTACAAACAACGAAGAGCAAGTTACATATTCTGTAGCTCCTGTAAACAACGTAAACTTTTGGAGATTTACATTAGATAATCCTCTCACAAAAGATCACGCTGTTGAGGAAACAGTAATTCTCAGACAAGGTAGCGATGAAGTAATTTTAGCGGGCACTACTGTAGTAGTTCCTGCCACTGGTTCAAATGCTGAAATTCAATTCTCAGTAGATAATGATACGGTATTATTGGCTGGTGAGGATAAAGTAATAAATGTAGAAGTGACCGCAGTTGAGGCTGGTTCTTTAGGAAATATTCCCGTAGGAGCTATCGACGGAGAAGCTGCTTTTAATTCTGCCCCGTTTCCTGGAGCAAGGGCTAGAAACGACGTAAAGTTTACTACTGGAAGAGATCGTGAAGACGATGATGAACTAAGAGATCGAATTAAAAACTATGTTCAAGGTATATCTAAAGCTGTTAAACAAGCTATTTTAAACGCCATAGTTGGATTAGTTGATCCTGAAACTGCAAAACGTGTTGTATCTGCTTCAGTAGTTCTTCCTGTTGACGAAGTTGGCGATGTAAAAGTATATATTGATGATGGTACAGGTTTTGAACCATCGTTTGAATCTCAAGGTTTTGAAGTGGTATTAGCATCCTCCACTGGTGGAGAACAACGCCTTCAGGTAGATAAATTTCCAGTATCCAAAGCTCAAATAGAATCTAACTCTCAAGAAGCATATAACATGTCTTCTGGAGCATTGACGCTAATTACTGAAGTTGGAATTCTTCAAGAAACAATTACTTTTAATCCAGCTGATTTCAGATTTCCTGACATAGCTACAGCTGAAGAAATAGTAGCTGCTATTAACGATAAATCCACTTTATTAGAAGCTAGAACTTCACAAGTTGGTAAACGAATTTTAATAACAGCTAAAGCTGACATTAATGAATCTATTAGAATTGTTGGTGGAACTGCTAACGCTATTATTAACTTTCCTTTAGACAGAAAAGACACTATTAATCTTTATATTGATGACGAAAAGAAATCTAAAGATGGTGAAACGGCTAAACTTGATTCTGGAAACTTAGCCCCTTATAACTTAGCAGCAATTGGTCCATTCCCACAATTACTAAATATAGTAATCGATGGTAAATTGGCAAACCCACAAGTAGCCACTTTTAACTTTGCAGATGCCTCTGATGTGAACGCTGTTACAGCTCAAGAGATCTGTAACGTGTTAAACAGAGACCTTGTAGGTATAGTCGCAAGTCCAATCAACGATAATACAAGAGTTAGAATTGAATCACTAACTAAGTTGTCTAACAAGTCTAAACTTAATGTAACTGGTGGAACTCTCAATAATGCCGTAAATGGTTTAAATATGTCGTTGGTAGAATTCGTTGGAATAAACGGAGACTACAAATTTAACAGAGAATTGGGAATTATAGAATTAGCACAACCTTTAGGGATAAACAAACTAGTAACTTTAGGTTCACTATTCACTAGAGCTAAATTGAGAGCGTCGTCTTCTGAATTATATTCTCCTACAAACGGAAGTACTTTGGTTATCGAAGTTGATGGCGCAGCAGATCAAACTATTACATTTGATGCAACGTTTGCAGCAGGTAAAACAGCCCAACAAACAGCTGATTTTATTAATGCACAACTTTCTGGTGCAACTGCAATTGTTCGTGAAATTGGTGGACTTAATTATTTAGAGATAAACACGAACACTTATAAAACTAATGGTACTTTAGAGATTAAAGGAACATCTACGGCTAACGCGTTCTTTGGATTTACGTTAGATACACAGATCCAATCTAGTGAGCCTAATAAATCTCATGTAGTTTCAGGTCAACCTGGTCCATATGATTTTTCAGAAGCTGATTCATTAGTTACGGTAGTGGATAATGATATCGTAAACAACACTTTTGCTATTTTAATGAATTATCAAGCATCAGTGTCGTCTGCCTCGGCTCCTAATATATTCTCTGATTCTGGTTTAGGTGGAGTATTCCCTAACGCTATAGATTTAGTCAATTATTATGTAGCGTTTACCTCTGGACTAAATACCTTAAATGGTGTAGTAACCACCGTACAAGATCAAGGCTTAGGAATATTTAGATATACTTTTAATCCAGTTCCACCTTTGTTTGCGTCATTTGCAGTTGTAGGATCACTATTTAAAATAGAAGATTTGGCTGATTCTGAAAATAACGGTCATTTCGTAGTAGCTGCCTCAGGCGCAAACTATGTAGATGTGTTAAACTTAGACGGTGTAAATGCTTCAGCTCAGACTGGCTCTGGTACTTTAAGTCAACGTAGACAAATCTCAGCTTATAACCAATTGACTGGTCAAATAACTACGTCTTCTGGATTTTCTAATACTCCTGTAGCATCTGATGATTTTATATTGATCCCGTCTACTATTACTAATTTAGTTAAATATATAAACAATACTAAAATTACATCTTTTACATTAAAAGGTGAAGCTGTAGGAGTCGATAATAATACTAAATTACAATTGACTTCTAAATCTCAAGGTTCTGATGGTTACATTCAAGTAACTGGTGGAAATGCTAATCGTGAGTTACAATTCAATACCCTTTCAGTTAGAGGTATCCAAGCTTATAGTTACTGGGTTGGATTATTGGCATTAGTTCACAAAACTATTTACGGTGACGATTCTGACTTGGCTTCTTATCCAGGAGTAGGTGCTGCTGGAGTTGTATTTAGAGTTTTAGCTCCTACTGTTAAAAACATCGAGGTTGAGTTAGATATAACTCTTGAAGAAGGTATATCTATTGCTGCGGTTGAAAATGATGTTAAATCTGCGGTATCTGGATACATCAATACTTTAGGCGTTGGAGATGATGTAATCATTGAACGAATCAGAGCCGCTGTAATTGCGGTCCCTGGAATTATAGATGTGGTTATCAATACTCCAACGGTAAATATAGCTATAGCGGACAACGAAAGAGCAAATGTCGCAGACCCAGACATTTTGATCGGATAAACTCATGAGTAATGCATTAAAGAGATATCAAAGTACACTTCCAAAAACGTTTAATCCTGAGCAAAACAGGGTTATATACGCTCTTTTATATGCAATTGCTTTATCAGATGATGATGTTGAAAGCGCCATTCAAGAAGCTAAGAAACAGTTATTTGTTAGAACTGCTACTGGAAGAAATTTAGATAATTTAGCTAATTCTTTAGGAGTAGAACGCCCACCTACTTTAGGATTAACAGATCAAGAATTTCAAGAGTTGATTCCAAATTTAAGTTTAAAGCCTAAAAACATTAGAAAAGCTTTCTACGATACGGCTGATGTATTTTGGGGTCAATCATTCTCCAGAGCTAATATCACTTCTAGAAATGTAGCACCGTTTAATGTCTCTCTAGGCGACTCAATTACAGTCCAAATAGATCAAAGAGAAATTCAAATAGTAAAAGTTTTAGCTGGTGATATAGCTATAAACGGCGCAGCGACTGCAGAAGAGATTCAAAAGATTCTCTCTAAAATAAATGGAGTAGTTGTATCGATAAGAGAAGATGCACTGACTTCAGATAAGTCTATTAACATTCAAACCACAACTCCAGGACCTACTGGATCTATTACAATTATAGATTCTACGATGATTGGTATATCAAAATTAGACTTTGATTTAGGTACTTTTGATATTTTAAATTTAGATCAACGCGTTGCGATTTATAATATAAACCAAAACGAATTATTGATTGAAATTCCAGCAATAGTTCCAGCCCTGAGAAGAACCTTAAAAGGAAGTCATCACTTCCATTTAGACTCTACGCTAGAACCTCCTAGAGGAATTACTCAAAGTGTGTGGTCAGGATCGTTTCTATTCAATCCAAATGGTAGTGTGAATACATTTACTATCACTAAACAACGAGCTTTGTTACAACAAATCGTCTCAAAAGGAGACGTTTATACAAGTGTAGCCGTTGATAATACCTCGACTTTTGATTCACCCTCTGGTGAACTAATATTTGGTTTCGGCACTTCAGAACAAGAGGGTCCTATAAAATACAGAGGTATTCCGAATAGTGCGACTATACTTTTAGATCCAAGCTATACTTTTAAATTCAACCATTCAGCTGGAGCGTCTATAAATGTTATTTCTAAGCAAGAACCGTATGTTCCAGTACGTTCTGGTAAAGATTTAGCTATCTATTTAACATCTCCATCTGGAGCTAGAGAGATAGTTCAGAAGATTTTAGAGACTTTAGCGTCAGCTGGAATCATTATTAAGTTTAAAATATTAGCTCCTAAATACAAGTATTTGCAGGACAATCCTTATATTTCAGAAGATGACGCACCTGGCGAATAACCAAAGCCAACTTCCTTAAAATTGATATAATCTATACAGATTGATATTGGAGATTAAATGGGAATTCTTTCAAGACCTAGGTTTCTACCTCAGCAACGTTTAGATTTAGAAGACATAAATGCGTTGTTATCTGCGCTTAGAACTGATTCTAAACTATACACAAAGCAATTAGTTAGTCAAAATAACCTAGTTTTTAAGGGTTTTTCTGTAACTGGTATTGGTCTTCAAAACGCCGTAGTTAATATGGCAGATGCTACTTTAATCATTCCACAAAATAACAATGACTTCTCTTGGTTTACAGCTGCTCCAGCTGAGCCAAATATTACTATTCCTGACTCTAGTTTAGCTGATGGCGTTAGAAACTATGTAGAAATTCTCCTCCAAACTGAAAACAACACTCCGTTAACCAAGGCATTTTGGGATCCCGAAGCCAATTCAGGAGTTGGCGCAGAGTTTAATCAGATCGTAGAAACTATTACAGATCTTAAAGTTGAGATGGTTGTATCTCAAGGTGGATTCTCTGGATCACCTGACCGTTTACCACTTTGTATTATCGATGTGGATGGCGCTGGAACAATTAAACAAATTCTAGACCGTAGAAATCTATTTGGTCGTTTAGGAACTCCAGCAAATATTGACAATCGTTATTCTTGGGCTTCTAAGTTTGAACCTGTTTATTCGTTGAACATGACTGCCCAATCTGGTACATTCGTTGCTGGTGAAACTATCAACATCGGTACAGAAACTGCTAAAGTAATTACTGGCGGTGGTGCTTCTATTACTTTTAACGCTCCATCTGGAATCAATTTCTTTCCTGGAAACTCTGTAACTGGAGTAACCTCTGGAGCTACAGGAACAATCAATACTGTTTCTGAATCTTTTGCAGGTGCAGATAAAGACCTCAAAACTCAAAAAGATATTAATGATGCTTTGATGACTGAATTAGCCTTTGTAAAAGGTACTAGATTTTGGTATCAAGACGCAGCTTCATCTTTAACTGGTATTATTAAATTCTTAGAATCTATTTTAGTTCAAAACTCAGCTACTGCAGCTTTTTCTTGGGATGGTTCTGACTTATCTATTACAGATGACAATATCACTCCTGGAAATGATACATTAGGTTTCATTCGAATTATGGGCCGCGGTGATGATCTCGCTTTGACTCGTGAAGATGGAACTGGTGGCACTTCAAAAATCACTGTAGCCGATGGTGAAGTTTTATATGTAAAAATTCCTACAACAGGAAACAGAACATTCTCAGGAACTGGTGTTGCAAATACTAATTTTCAATTGGTAGATATTGCTTCTTATGTTTCATCAGACGAAACTTATTGGTTAGCATATCGTGAAGGTACTAGACTTTATGTTCGTGGTTATGGTGAAATGGAACCAGGTGAGACCATTAATATTGGTGATCCTGAATTAGAAGATATTTTAGCTCAAATAGCAGCTAACCAAGTCATTGCAAACCAAGATCGCACCTCTAAATTAATTGAAGGTGGAACTTGGTCTTATATTGAAAATTCTGGTTCTCCAGTAACTATTGCGTCAGTATCACTTCCATCAAACGGTTTTGTAGTAATAGATGCTGCAAATAAATTAATCGCTCAAAGCTTTACTCCTGGATCAAATGTCAGTTTAAATCAAGTAGACGTTCAAGTTAGAAAAGCTGGATCCCCAGTTCATGATATTCGCATGAAGATTTATCCAGATTTAGCAGGTGAACCTGATACATTAACATTATTAGGTCAGTCTGGACCGTTGTCTGCAGCTGGATTAACTACTTCATTTGTAACTAAAACAGCGTTTAACATGTTGTCTTTGATTCCTTTGACAAGTGGTCAAAAATATTGGTTAGTTTTAAACGCTGAAAACATTACGACTTTAGATGCTGGAAACCACGTTCAATCTTGGTATGAAGGTACAGCTGATGGTATTGCAGGACAAACAATTTCTACCTCTAATGATAATGGAAGTACTTGGAGTGATAATCCACAAGGTAGAGATTTAAACTTTGATGCGTTTGCAGCTGGTGTAGCTTCTAATGATTTAGAATTAAGTGCAATTGCGTATATTCAAGTTCCTGGAATTCCACTAGGACGTAATACAATACAACCTCAAATCATCCAACTTCCTAATCCTACATCTGTAGCTTATGTGAATATTAATAGAAACGCTGGAGCAAACGCTAACTTAACAGTTTCAGTAGTAGATTCAGCTTCATTAGTATTGAATGATAATATAGTAATCGTTGCTAGAAAAGTTACAGGTGGTGCTTTAGTAGGTTCTCACTCTTTCTTATTGAAAAATGGTGAACTTCTAGAACTTGATGGAGCTTTAGCTGAAATCAACAGATTGTTAGGTCAACTTAAACTTAAGAATCATGAAACAGACCAACAAAAAGTTAGAATTACTGCAGCCGATTCATCTCTATTAAACGGTAATACATTGAGCCAGATGATTGGTAACTTCTTATTGAAGTTTACTGGTGCACAAATTAACTTTCAAACTGGTGTAGTTACAAAAGAAGATGGGGTTACTGCTTTAGGAACTAATTTCACTCCTTTTGCAATTCCTTCAAATCAATATTTCTGGTATGGTGTTTCTTTAAATCCTAGTACTTTAGACGTAGATGGAATGCAGTTAGCTACTGTTCAAGTAGATTTAGCGTCTTCTGCCAACGCATCTCAATCAGCATCCTTAAAACCAGTTATCACTGGTGAAATCAAACTTGGTGCTATTCAAATTTTCAATAACGCTGGAACTTTAGAAGTTGTTGATGTTAGACCTCTAGGTGTTGGATCAGGTTCTGGTGGAGGAGCTGGTCAAGGTGCATCTTTCGATGCTGAAATTAGATCTTATTTAAAACTAAGTCCTTATGAATTCGCTACAGAAAACATTATTGCCGTAGACGGTGATGATAACATAGATATTACTTCTACTGGAGCATATAGTCCTGCCACTAAGACTTTCGCAATGGATGTAGGCGAGACTTTAATCAGCGAAGAACTATTAGACGCTGATTTTATTGCAGCTAACCGTCCATTAGCTAAAGCCCGAATCTTATTAAGATACGCTGAAGGCGAAGTAGATCCAAATCCAGTTGTTGAATTATCTAAAAACGGTGGAGTATATACCGCTGTTGTAATGAACAGAATCGGTAATACAGATACTTTTGAGGGTGAACTTGAAATGTCTGCAGCGGTTGGAACTTCTCTATTAATGAGAGTTACTGCTTCAGCTCAATCTGAAGTGTTTGCGTATGCGGTATTTTACGATACTACTTTTGTAGCTATCCCACTAGGTTTAACTAAGAATGTTCATACAGAAACGTTCTCAGGTAACGATAACCTAACCACATTTACACTGCCTTTCATCCCTGATGTGAGATCACTCCAAGTGTTTGATAAACGTCGTGGTCAAGTATATGTGTATTCTCCAAATAACGTATCTTTTACCGTATCCGGTAATAATGTTATATTCTCAAATAACTTCTTTGATTATCCTGGTGATACTGTTGAATTAGAGTTTAGACAACTTGAAGGAAACGGTTTTGATAATGCTGATCAAAACGCAGTAGCTATTGCAGCTCTTCAAACAAGAGACAACGCTATCGGTGACCAATTAAACGGTCAAGGTAACTTTGTAGTATTAAGTAAAATAGCAGCTCCGTTTACAACTGTTGAAAATCGTGAAATGATCCCAGATTTTACTAATGATTTAGCTCCTAGAATGGGTGTTGAACGTATACAATTCCAGGAAATGTTTGATCTTAACCAAGAATTTGGTCCTAATGGCGAAGTTGTAAAAGGATTAACGAACGATAAGTTTAACAGAGTTAGATTTATTGGTACTTGGAGTTCTTTCGCTAACACAGCTGGTGAGGGATTTACCACTATCGCAGTAAACGATTATTTAGAAGTAACTTTTTATGGTACAGGATTAAACATATTAACTAACGTTGATATTCCTAGTAGAGATATAAGAGCGTCAGTAGACGGTGGTTCTGAAGGTTCTAATTTAGTTTTTAACGGTTCTGCAGTATTACAAGGTAGAAACTATAATTTAAACGCAGCTATATCTGCTGTATCAGGACTAACTCCTGGAGTACATACTGTAAAAATTAGAAACAATAACGCAGCCGGTTTAGGTCTTTTTGGTATTGAAATTTTAAATGAAACATCTCAATTGTTTGTTAACTCTGGTGATTATGTTTCCAAAGGTAAACGTTATTCTCTAGGTTCAAGAACTGGTACTTCATACAATTCAGGTTTTGATTCTGGAGTTCTTGGAACAAAGGGTGGATGCGTTTCTGTTTACTTAAAAGATGATAATACTTTGGGTAAAGCTGTCAATCCTACGGAAGCTAACATTCAATATTTAGCTTCAGCTAACCACACTAACGAACAAATAGTTCGTAAATATAACTTTAGAGAGTTCGGTAAAGGTCGAGGAGATGATTTCAGTATCATTCCTATATCTTTTACCAATGATTCAAGAGCGTTTACCGGTGAAGATGGTGTTACCTCTTTAACTGGTCAAAACTCTGGATCATATGATTTAAACGGTGGAGTAAATGGTTTAGGCTGGGGAAATGCCACGGCTGAATACGTAATTACATTTATAGGTACTGGTTTAGACATAATGGATCTTACAAATTCTCTGAGCGGATCAAATTTGAATGTGTTCGTTGACGAAGTTTCAGCTGGTACGTTGGCTCAAATAGCTGGACTTAAACGTCGTAAAATTGTTTCAGGTCTTCCTTATGGAACCCATACAGTTCGTTTACAAGCTGGCTCTCCCTCTCCAACTGATTGGGTATTTCAAGAAATTATAATATATGCCCCAAAGAAACCAACAATTCCTTCTACGGCTGTTGAGTTATCTAATTATTTTGTGATGGCAAATTATGTTCAAGGAAACTCAATTACTAACGTTTTAGACTCTACTGGTGTATTACACAAAACTCCTAATAGAGAGTTTATCTACGGTGGAACATGGACTGTAAACGGTATAAATCCTGCGTTAGTAGTTGGTGGCCATGATATTAGAACTACTGTAAATAGTTCTTTCTTCGAACACACTTTCTTTGGAACTGGATTTAGTTTACCAATCAGAGGAAACGTCTCTACAGCAAATATTACCTTGACACTTGATGGTTCAACTAATTTTACAGGTTTAACGGTTAATCAAACTGCCTCAGGCACGTTTGTTCCCGCAACTGGAGTTTATACTGGCGCAATTAATGATGGACACTTAGGTGTTTCAGGTTTACCATTAGCTAAACATACTATTAGAGTTACATTTAATAATGCCGCAACAGTTACTTATTTTGCTCCAGGACTTCAAATTATTACTCCAATCCACGCTCCTAAATTAGTAGAAGACGTTACTAGACAAGATGCAATGGATGTAGGTTCAGAGTCTTTACAAGATTTAAGAGACTTTTCTAATAAACAATTAGTTGAAACAGAGAAGACTCTAAGAACTACTGGAATCGCTGATTCATTAGCATCTACTTTAAACGTATTCTTTCCTACTTATATTAAGTCTACTATTTACTTAGAAGAAGAGGGCGAAGTAGATTACAAATTTGATTGTCGAGCATTTATAGGTCCTAACCCCGGAGCTTTGATCGTAGTTAGACTTAGATTAGATGGTGTTTTCACTTCTGAGTTAATACAAACTAGACAAAATAATGCGTCATTTAACTGGAGTCAAACTATTGGATTCTCTAGAACTATTAAATTAAGTAAAGGATTTCATACTTTACAAATTTGGTTAGCTAATACAGATACGGTATCTGCAGGTTCTGGATTCTCTAACGGTATTCTCAGTGTTAGAAAGGTTACAAAATGAAAGTAACTAGTGTTTATAGAAAAGATAAAATAGGTACGCTAAGTCACAATCTTGGAAACGTCAATATGGCTTCTTCTATTGTCACGATTGGTGGACTTCAATATGATACAGAAGGTTCTAGATCTGTGGCACTTCCTGCTATGATCGCCAACACTAGATATCAAATTTATGCCGTACTCTCTGGAGGAGATATAATTTTAATTGTTTCTCAGAATGAAAATTCAAACGGTCCTGCCGGATATACTAGTTGGAAATTGGTCGCCTCGTTATATTCTAATGGTTTATCTTCAGTCGGCTTTGGATCATTTGTCAATATTGTAGGTACTCCAAGTAGTTCTCTTATAGATTTCGATACAACTAGTACCTTTGTTTCTAATATAGGATATGATGCCGCGTGGTTAAGAGATGGTAAGTATATTAAAGCTTTAATTAGAGCTACTTTTACTGGAACTCCAAATAACCCGGCCAATACTATTTTTCAATTACCTAATGGATTAAGTATAGACATATCTAATGTTATACCTGACATTGTGGGTTCTGGCAGATTGGTTTCTGGAGGCATTGGTTATTCTGGGAGAGTTCAGTATGTATCCAACACCTCTGTTTCATTAGAATCGATGAATGCCTCGGCTACACATGTAGTAGGAAATAATTTAACTGGAACATCTCCAGCTACTATTATTAATGGAAATTTTATTCATGTTAATATTGATTGTGCAATTCAGGGTTGGTCTAATACTGCCATAGAGGATTTATAATATGAGTACAGGTAAAGGTTCAAAATCAATTCGTAAAAGTCAACAAGGTAACGATTTAATACCTTCAGTTGGTTTTTTAAATACTGTAGCTAAA